AGCTGGTTTAGTTGTTATGCAGCAGTAGATAATTGCACTAAAAATGGATTAAAGGCTTTTACAGAAGAAGTTATTTCATTAGTAAAAAAGGAGATTAAATGACTGATGGTTGGATAGCTTTACATAGGAAGATTTATAATTCCAGCGATTTTAATAATCAGTTAGAGGTAGCTGTATTTTTATATTTGGTTGCTATGGCTTCTCATAAGCCGACTCAAATTATTTATAGGAAAAAGAAAATTAATCTTAAAAGAGGAGAAATTTCAATAGCTTACAGAGATTTAGCTAAAAAATTTGATATTTCTTTTGATAAAGTTAGAACTATAATTAAGAACTTAAAAGCATCAGGAAACATCAATCAAACTTTGCACAAACGATTAAGCGTTTTTTCCATTGTAAAATATAGCAAATATCAAGATTTGGCGGCTCAACCCAATCAAACTATCCCACACAGAACAACAACTAATATATATAATACTATTAGTAGTAAATCTGTTAATAGTAATTCAATGAATAATAATAAAAAACCTACTATTCCTATCCTGCCAAGCCTTAATAAAAAGATTTTAGTTAAGAAAGAACTTAACGAATGGGAACTTATGCGCCAAAAACTTGACGCCGAAGATTATCAAAAATGGGTATTGTCTAGGCTAAACTCTTGATTTTATTAGTTATTTAGTTCTTTAAAAATTATATATTTACATAACTCATAAATATCTTTATTCGGAGTTTCTAAACAACTAGGAGAAATAGTTATGAAAATAGAAAAGGTAATAACTAAACTTGAAAAGGCGCAAGACAAGATAAATCAAGAACTAGACTCTTTAAGAGAAATGTTAGAAGACCATCTTGAAGAAATGGAATCAGAAGAAACTTATGACGAATCTGACGAAGATTCTGATGAGGATTTTGATGAAGATTTTTCAGATGAAGAAGATTCTGAGGAAGAATAACAATCACAGATAGACTGCAAAGTCGGAAGGTTATCATAACCTTAACATGAACTCAAAAATACTTAGTATAAAACTATGGGACTATTCTATTGTCTGTTTATTCTTGTTTTCTGTTTTTGTATTTGGCACATTCTTTCCGAATGACCACACTAAGTCTATCATAAGACAAAAAACAATAGAAGAAATCAGAAAAATAGGGTTCTCAGAACCCAAAATTGAAAATATCTCTAGCGAAAGGTTTATTTCAAGTATGCAGAAATGTATTGCTTTTCATAACCTAGAGATAAGGAAGGAAGAACAAATACCATCATCATTAATCATAGCACAAGCAATCGTAGAATCTAATTTTGGTACATCAAGATTTGCAATAGAAGGTGGAAACTTATTTGGCATAAGAGTATGGTCTAAGAATGGTATGTTGCCACTTAAACAAGACCCATCAATAAACTGGCGAGTTAAAACATTTAAGACTAAATGCCAATCAGTTAAATTCTACATTAACCTATTAAACACTAATCATCACTACCAAGAATTTAGAATTGTAAGAAATAGAACAAAAGACCCAATGATTTTAGCAGATACATTAGATAATTTTAGCACTAGCAAAGAATACGCAAATCATGTTAAGCAGATACTAATTAAATACAAAGGCAAAATATAATGGCAAATGAAACCACCTCCAGTTCTCTGAGCGTTTTGATAACAAACAAAAAATCAAAAGGCACTTACAGAGTTTATAAATCTAAAAAACCAAAAAAGAAAAAATGAAAAAACCTATTTGGGAAAGAAAAAGACCGGCAAAATTAGGAAAGCCAAAACCATTTAATACAAAAACCAAAGCCTACAAAGCAGCAAGGCGTTCAGCAGGTCAAAAGTTCGGCAAGAAATCTAGCTTTGTTAAAAACCTATACATAGCAAAGAAACTTAAAAGAAAATGAACTTAGATAAAATAACCTTTGGAAGCAGGATTATTAATCTAAACCTAATAGACAAAGAACAAGCATCAAAGAAAAAAATATTTGGGGAATTTGACTGCGACTCCAACACACTCACCTTAGACAAATCTTTAGACAGTATTCAGTTATCTAATACTATTGTCCACGAATTGTGCCACTTAATCCATGACGAATATAAAATAGATTTATCAGCAAAAGCTGAAGAACTAGTATGCAATTCAACAGCTAATGGTCTTTGTCATATCCTATATCAGAATCAAGATTTACTAGACTTTCTTTACAAATCTTTAAAAAAAGAATAAATAACATTTAACGAACATAGTCGGTTAATATGGAACTTATAAAAAAGAAGGTATCTGAACTCATTCCCTACATAAATAATAGTAGGACGCATAGCGAAGAACAAATAACACAGCTTGTTTCAAGCATTAAAGAATTCGGCTTTACAAACCCAATACTCCTAGCACCTGACAATTCAATTATTGCCGGACATGGAAGATTGCAAGCAGTTAAAAGATTAGGACACGAAGAAGTACCATGTATTATAATTTCTGGGCTATCAAAGACTCAGATTAAAGCACTCATCATAGCAGATAACCAATTAGCACTTAATGCTGGTTGGGATTTAGAAAAGTTATCAGTAGAGATTGAGGGATTAGAAGCAGATAAGTTTGATTTAAGTTTATTAGGATTTGAAGACAGTTTTTTAAAAAGCCTTAAAGGAGAACAAGAAGGACTGATAGATGATGATGAAATACCAGAAACAAAAGATAATCATAAAAGCAAAAATGATGATATTTGGTTATTAGAAGACCATAAATTAGTTTGTGGAGATTCTACTGACAAAAAATATTACGATATTTTATTAAAAGGTAAAAAAGCCAATATGGTATTTACAGACCCACCTTATGGTTTAAATTACGAATACAATTCCCATAAAGATGTAGCCGGAAAAGAATATTTAGAATTCTGTGATAAATGGTTTCCTTTAATAAAAGAATATTCAAATTTTGTATTTCTTACTGCTGGTTGGAAATATAATACCCACTGGTTGATGAAAGAGCCTGATGATATATTTTATTGGATTAGTAGAAACAAAATGTCTGGTGGTAAATTTTCTCACTTTAGAAAAATTGAACCTATATTTTTATGGGGCAAAACAAAAAACAAATATAATTTAGATTTCTTTGATTACAATTCAGATAGAATAAATAAATTAAGAGAACACCATACTTGTCCAAAACCAGTTAAATTTGTAATAGATGCTATTTCTGCTTATGATGAAAACTCAATAATATTAGATGTATTTTTAGGAAGCGGAACAACAATGATAGCTTGTGAAAAGACAAGAAAAATTTGTTACGGAATAGAAAAAGACCCTAAATACTGTGATTTAATAATAGACAGATGGCAACAATTTACTGGGAAAGAAGCTATACATGAGCAATCAGGAAAAACCTACAACTCAATCTGAGGTTAAAAAGGTAGGCAGACCAAAACTGAATATTGACCCAGAACAAGTAACAAGATTAGCTAGATTACATTGTACTATGGACGAAATGGCTAGCTTTTTTGGTTGTCATAGAGATACTTTGCATAATAATTTTTCAGCAGAAATAGACAAAGGGAGAGCAGAAGGTAATATTTCACTTAGAAGGAAACAATGGCAGATGGCAGTTGAGAAGGGAAATGTGGTTATGCTTATTTGGCTCGGCAAACAAATGCTTGGTCAGGTTAATGAAAGATTAGACAATGATAATGATGCACCATTACCAATTTATGATATATTGCCAGAACCTAAGGAACTTAAAAATGATACCCTTCCCAAACAAGAAATATAATATTATCTATGCTGACCCTGCTTGGTATTTCAAAAGTTACAGTTCTAAAGGTGAAGGACGAAATGCTACACAGCATTACGATTGTATGTCTATTGACGATATTTGTAATTTACCTGTTAGCAGTATATCTGATAATGATTGTGTTTTACTTATTTGGGTTATTGACCCTATGTTACCAGAAGCTATTAAAGTTATTCAAGCATGGGGATTCAAATATAAAACAGTAGCTTTTACTTGGGTTAAAGAAAATAAACATGAAGGATATTTTACTGGACTCGGTTATTGGACAAGAGCAAATCCTGAGATGTGTTTACTAGCTACAAAAGGAAAGCCAAAAAGATTATCTAAATCTGTAAAACAATTAGTCATAGATAAGCGTAGAGAGCATAGCAGGAAGCCAGACAGAATAAGAGATGATATAATTAATCTTTGTGGCGATTTACCAAGAATTGAATTATTTGCTAGACAAAAAGCAAAAGGTTGGGATAGTTGGGGTAATGAATTATGAGTAAATGTATATTTTGTAAAAAAGAAATGTTAAATAAATTAGAGCAGCACATTAAAGCGTGTAATGGTTGCATTGTTAAATTGTTAATGAAGAAACATAATTTAAAAATAAGACAACCTGCACCGCCAATAACAATTAATACTAAAAAACAATGATTAAATTTGCATTAAGAAAATCAGACAAGAACCCAAAAGGTGGTTTGACATCATCAGGTAGAGCAAGATACAATAGAGCAACTGGAAGTAATTTAAGACCACCAGTTAAAGATAGACCAAATAGACTTTCTGAATATAGGCGTAAAGGTTCTTTCTTAGTTAGAATGGGAAGCAGCAAAGGAAGATTATATGATGACAAGGGAAGAAAAACTAGGTTGAAACTAAGTTTAGAAGCGTGGGGCTATAAAGGTAAAAGCAAATCTGAAGCAGTAGCTTTAGGCAGAAGATATTTGAGGGCATATCAGAATAAGAAAAAGTAGTGGAATATTTTATTATATTCCTAGTATTCATTTCTAATGGCTATGAATATAGACCCATATTTTTGAAGATGGAAGATAATAGAACTTTTAAGACAGAAGAAGATTGTTATAATTTTGGCTATAAACAAAGAGAATTAATTATAGAAACTTTAAACGAACAAGGTATTATATATAAGGATTTGATGTTTAAATGTGTGGAAGAAAGAAAACAAGAAGTATGATAGATGCGAGCCAAAGAGGCAGTCATGATTTAGAAAAAATTATTTATGAACTTAAAAAAGAAATAGATAGATTAAATGAAGAAGTTCAAGCAAAACAAATACAAATAAATCTTTTAGAAGAATCAATTAACAAAAAATCAGAATAATTTTAGTTATGGCTTTTAGCAAACCACAACTAGCTGTATATACTTGTCCAAATAGATTCAGGGTTCTTATTACTGGAAGAAGATTTGGAAAGACTCATCTAGCTATGTATGAGTTATTAAGATTTGCAAGCCGCAAACCCAATTCAAAGATATTCTATGTAGCACCCACATACCGAATGGCTAAAGAAATAATGTGGAAACAATTAAAGAAAAAAGTAACTGAGCATAAATGGATTAAATATGCTAACGAAACAGAATTATCTTTAACCCTTAGGAATGGCAGCCAAATAAGTTTAAAAGGCGCAGACAAATCACCAGACAATTTACGAGGAGTTGGATTAGATTTCTTATTACTTGATGAGTATGCAGATATTCCTTTTGAAGCATGGTCAGAAGTTTTAAGACCAACCATTTCAGATAGACATGTAACTGGTAATGTTTTGTTTGTAGGAACACCTAGAGGATTTGGTAATTGGTCTTATGAAATATATCAAAAAGGTTTAGGCAACGACCCTGAATGGAAGTCATTTAAATTTACAACATTAGACGGCGGTCAAGTTGACCAAGATGAAATTGACCAAGCTATGAAAGATTTAGATGAAAGAACATTTAGACAAGAGTATATGGCTAGCTTTGAAACATATAGCGGAGTTGTCTATTATAATTTTAGCAGAGATGAGAATGTTAGAAAATGCACTTATGATAAAGATTTAATTATTCATGTTGGGCTAGATTTTAACATTGACCCCATGAGCGCCTGCTTATTTCATATCAAGAATGGAAATATAGAAGTATTTGATGAAATAGTGATATACAGTTCAAATACTGACGAATTTATTGATGAATTGCTATCAAGATACAACAAGAACAAAATCATTATTTACCCTGACCCAGCTTCAAGACAAAGAAAAACATCTGCCGGTGGTAGAACTGATTTAACAATCTTGCAAAATGCCGGATTTATTGTTAAATGTAAATCTACTCATGCTTTAGTAAGAGATAGAATTAACTCTGTGAATTCTAAATTAAAAGCATTTGATGGAAAGAGAAGCATTTTTATAGATGGTTCTTGCAAAACATTGATTAATAGTCTAATGAAACAAATTTATAAAGAAGGAACAACGCAACCTGAGAAGAATAATGGATATGACCACATGACTGATGCTCTAGGGTACGCAATAGAATTTTTATTTCCGATTACTTCAAACCTTCCAAAATCACAACCTAAGAGATTTTCATAATGGCATATTCAAGACAAGAAATAGAAAGCCAACATTCTCAATATCAAGGAATGATTAATAGATGGGAATATTTTATTCGTTCATATTTAGGTGGCAAAGAATATAAAGATGGAAAATTTTTACAGCAATATAAATTAGAATTAGAAAATGAATTCTTTGATAGAATTACTTACACTCCATTAGACAATCATTGTAGAAACATCATTCATATTTATTCAAGTTATTTATTTAGAGTATTACCAACTAGAGAATTGGGCATATTAGAAAATGATGCAACAGTTCCTTATTTCTTTGAAGATGCAGATTTAGAAGGAAGAACATTTGATTCTCTTATGAGAGAAGTACAAAATTATGCTTCTATCTATGGTCATTGTTGGGTGCTAGTAGATAAACCATCAACTAATGTTTACACAAGAGCAGAAGAATTAGAGCAAGGCATTAGACCATATTTAAACATTTACACTCCTGAAAATATTTACGACTGGCATTATTCAAGAAGCGATTCAGGATATTATATTTTAGATTATTTAAAAATTAGAGAATCAATAGATGAGAATGGCGAATATTTTAAACTATGGTATTTAGATAAAATTGATACAGTTTATGTTTCATCAAAAAATAGAGATGAGCCAAAACTAATTGAGTCTTTACCAAATCCTATTAATAGAATTCCAGCAGTTGTAGTTTATAATCAAAGAAGTCCAATGCGAGGTATTGGAGTTTCTGATTTAACTGACATAGCTGATTTACAAAAAGCAATTTACAATGAACTATCTGAGATTGAACAAATTATTAGAATATCAAATCACCCATCATTAGTTAAAACAAGAGATACTGATGCTACTGCTGGCGCAGGTTCAATTATAGAAATACCTGACAATATTGATGCAAACTTAAAACCTTATATCTTACAACCAAGTGGAAGTAATTTAGATGGTGTATTAAAATCTATTGAGCATAAAGTTGATGCAATAAACAGATTATCTCATGTAGGCGCAATAAGAGCGACTGGAGAAAGAATACAATCTGGTATCGCACTAAGAACTGAGTTTCAATTATTAAATGCTAAACTTGCTGAGAAAGCAAAACTAATGGAACTTGCTGAAGAACAAATTTGGAGATTATACGCTATGTGGCAAGAAGAACAATTTGATGGCAAAATAACTTATCCAACTTCATTTGATATTAGAGATTGGGCTACTGACTTAGAATTATTACAACAAGCAAAAGCAAGCAATATTAAATCATCTACTTTCAATAAAGAACTAGATAAACAAATTGCAAGAACAGTAATTGATGATGATGAAACATTAGTTGTTATTGATTCTGAAATTGAGCAAAACACACAAGCACTAGGAGAATTTCCACAGCAACCAATAACTTTACCAACAGTTTAATGTGGCAACTCTTTTACAAGAACTTCAGGCAATAAGAGCAAACGCAATAACCTCATTAGAGAATAAGCAACAAGAACTATTAATCAAAGCATTACAGCAATTAGAAAATAGAGTTGTTGAGACTGCATTTAATCTTCCTAATAGAAATGGAATCTTATTTGATACTAGACTTGCAATAGAGATTAGACCAAAATTACAGCAAGCAATAGAAGAACTATATTTAACTAAAGTTCAAACATTCATAAATGATTACGATAAGATTGCTGCAAACATTGTAGCCACTTATGGCAAGCTGCCAATTCCTGCTGAGTTTAAACAAATTACAGAAATAGATTTACAAGTAATCCAGCAGCTTAAAAAATTATCATTTAGCCAATTTCAAAATCTAGGAAATGAATTTGTAAATACTTTAGCCAATGAAGTTTATCAGTCTACTTTAACCGGCAGACCAGTTACAGAAATGGTACAAACTTTAAGAAGTAAAATAAATGGAATTTACCAACAATCAGATAATAAAAAAGCACAAGAGTTAGTAGATTATATAGCAAACAATCCTAATGGCGCTGAAGTTGATACTGCTGTTAGTGAATTACAAACAATCTATGGCAGAGATAGACTAGGAGATAACCTTAATAGATATGCAACTCAAATAGTTCAGGATTCTTTAATGGGTTTTGATGGTCAATTTGCCAAATATAGAGCCGACCAATTAGGATTAACTAGCTATGTTTATTATGGTTCATTAGTTAGAGATAGCAGGGAATTCTGCATAGAAAATGCTAATAAAATATTTACTGAAGATGAAATAAGACAAAAATGGGCAGATGAAACTTGGCAAGGCAAAGCACAAGGAGACCCATTTGTAGTTAGAGGTGGCTATAATTGCAGGCATCATTTCCAACCAGTCAATCCTGACTGGGGTAAAATCAACGAAGATGGCACTTTTGAATATACTTTAGAATAATAATTGCATTTTTACCACACTACTGATATTTGAGTAATATTAATCAAGAAGGAGAACAAAAAATGAACGACCAAGTAAAAAAAGAGTCGGTTGAGAATACAGCACCTCAAGAAAAAGCTGGAGAAACAAAAGTTTCTGAAACTCAATCTGAGAACAAAATCTTTACTGAAGAACAAGTAGAGAACATAGTGCAAAGAAGATTAGAAAGATTTAAAAAATCTGTATCTAATAAACTTGATGGCATTGATATTGAAGAAGCCAAAAAGTTGATTGAAGAAAAGAAACAAAAAGAAATAGAACTCGCAAAACAACGAGGCGAGTTTGATAAAGTTTTGAAAGAAACTGTGTCAAAGAAGGACAGCAAGATTATGCAGTTGGAATCTGAATTATCTAAAATCAGAATAGACGAAACATTAGTCAATGTAGCTAGTGGACTGAAAGCTGTTAAACCAGCAGAAGTGAAACAGTTATTAAGAAATAGTGTTCGTTTAAATGAGAATGGGGCAGTTGAAGTTATCAATGATAATGGAACTCCTAGATATTCAGAAAAAGGCGAGCCAATGTCAGTTAATGAATTGGTTAGCGAATATTTAAAAAACAATCCACACCATGTTACTGCCACTCCAAGTGGTGCAGGTAGCAAAGGTCAGATTGGTGGGGCAACACCAAAGCCTTTAAATATTGGTGCTTTGGACTTGAGCAAACCTGAAGACAGAAAAATTTATTCTGAATACAGAAAGCAAAGAGACCAGAGTGTTTTTAAAATTAAACCAACAATATAAAATAGGAAAAAAAAACTATGGCAAACGAAACAACCAGTTCTACGCTTAGTGAACTGTTTACGAATATAACTCAAGAAGCTATATTCACATTCCAAGAAACTTCAGTTATGAGACCACTTGTAACTACTTACCCAATAAGTGGTTCAGGTAAAACTGTTGAAGTTCCAGTATATCCTTCAATCAGCGCTGCTGGCGTGAATGAAGCTACTGATTTATCAAATACAGCAGTAAACCCTACTTCAGCTACTATCACAGCATCTGAAGTTGGCGTGATGACTACGCTTACAGACCTAGCAAGAGATTCGGCTAGCAGAAATGTAGCTGCTGACATTGGTAAATTATTTGGTGAAGCAATCGCAGCAAAAGTTGATACTGATTTAGTTGGACTTTTTGTATCATTTACTACTAACGAAGTAGGTGGTGCAGCAGTTGAATTAGATGCAGATTTAATTTTCAAAGCAGTTGCAAAACTAAGAATGCAAAATGTACCAGCACCTCTTTATGGTGTATTCCACCCAAGAGCTGTGTACAATTTGAAAAAATCTTTAACGCAAGCTGGATATAACACATCAGCAAATGCAATCTCTGAACTAGGAAATGAAATTTTAAGAAATAATTTCATTGGAACAGTTGCAGGAGTTCAAATATTTGAAAATGCAAATATTACTCCAGATGCAAATGATGATGCTTATGGTGCAGTATTTCACCCAGCTTCATTAGGTTTAGCTATCAAAGAAGACTTTAAAGTGGAGACTCAAAGAGACGCTTCGCTTAGAGCAACAGAAGTGGTGGCTAGCATAGTATATGGTAAAGGTGCAATCAAACAATCTTATGGTTGTGCGGTTATAACTGATACTACTATCTAATTAAACTTCGGTGGGGTGTAAAAGCCCCACCACTAAAAAATTATGGCAAATTTTTCTACTGATTCAGATTTAACATTTTACCAACCAGATATTTTAACTTTTGGAATATCTAATTTTACTTCTCCAAATGATTACCACGCACAAGCACGAGCAGATATTGAAAGAGATTTAAGAATTAGATGGTTTCCAGTTTATTCAAAAGAAACTTATAGAGATATAGCAATCCTAAACACAACTGAAATGGACGCAACTTTATTAACTGATGCACAATTTAAAAGAGCAAGTGTATTTAGAGTAATAGGTTTTTATTGTTGTCCACAATTAACAAAATTTAACTCAAATGATAACCCTGATAGATTTCAAGTTATGATGAAACATTATCAGCAAATGTATGCAGATGAATTTGAATCTATTTTAAGAGATGGTGTTGAATATGATGCTGATGATTCTAATACAATCGCTGATGCAGAAAAAGCGCCTTATCATAGATTAAAAGTTATCAGATGAAAATTTCAGTTCAAGACAACACTCTCCAAGTTGCCAAGAACTTTGAAAAACAAGTTAAAGAGCAACCATTAATAGTTAAGACTGCATTAGGAAGAACTGCTGAATTTGTTATGGGAATTATTAAACAAAGAACTGGCAGGGGAATTGGCGCAGATGGTTCTAAGTTTCCAGCTTATACTCAAGCATATAAAGATTTTAGAATTAAAGCCGGCAGACAAGTCCAATATCCTGATTTAAACTTTTCTGGTCAAATGCTATCAAGTATGACACAAAAATCAGAACCTAGTTATGCTATTATTTTCTTTGCTAATAAATTCCAAAATATAAAAGCAGTTGGAAACCAAGCTAAGAGAAAATTCTTTGCAATAGGAGATAAAGAACAACAACCTATTATTAATGTGTTTATGAATGAATATAAAAAACTAAGTATAATTAAATGAGCAAACGAGAAGATATAGCGAGTAATATAATCACAGTTTTAACTGCTGTAACTAGTCCAATCACATTAAAAAAAATAACTAGGCAACCTTTTAATGTTGATGAATTATCTGAGCAACAATATCCGGCTGTATTTATACAATCAGGAAATGAAGTTCGTTCAGATATTACTATTTTATCAGCAAATATTACAAGACAAGCAACAGCAGATTTCGTAATTGTTGGATTTGTTAAAGGCACATCTAGCAATATTGACACAAAGCGAAACGAACTCATAACAACCATTGAATCTGCATTAAATAATGATAGAACAAGGGGTGGTTATGCGAAAGATACCCAAGTCATAGAAATTTCTACTGACGAAGGCGTCTTATACCCAATCGGTGGTATTAGAGTTGTAGTGAGAGTTTTATATCACTTCACTTCTGGTACACCATAAACAAAAACAAGGAGAAAAAAACATGGCAACACATACTGGCTCAGAGGGACTAATTAAAATTGGTGCAGATACTTTGGGCGAACTAAGAAGTTACTCTCTTGAAACAACTGGAGATACTATTGAAGATACTTCAATGGGAGATTCTGCTAGAACTTACAAATCTGGCTTAACTGCATGGAGTGGAACAGCATCATTATATTTTGATGAAGCTGATACTGCTCAGGTTGCTTTAACAGTTGGTTCATCAATCACAATCAAAGTATATTTTGAAGGTGCTTCATCAGGAGATAAATTCTATGAAGGAACAGCAATAGTTACTGGAAAATCTGTTAGCGCATCTTTTGATGGTTTAGTTGAATCAGAAATCAGCTTTACTGGAACTGGCGCATTAGCATTAAGCACAGTATCTTAATTTAAAAAAGGAAGTTTATGAATATTATAGATAGAGTGAAGGCACATTTTGAATCAAAAGGCGTAAAGACAATAGAGGTTGCTGAATGGGGCGAGGAAGGCAAACCTTTAATGATTTATTCTCAACCAATGACTCTTGCTGAAACAAGAAACTTATTTAAAGGCGCTAAGAATGATGACTTAGGAGTAATGGTTGATGTTATAGTTCTTAAAGCTAAAGATTCAGAAGGAAACAAAATATTTAAGTTAGACGACAAACAAGTTTTGTTGAATAATGCTGACCCAAGTGTTATAGCTAGAGTCTCAAAAGATATTTTGAATTCAACTTCATACGAAGAAGCTGAAAAAAAGTAAGGCTTGATTCAGAGTTATATACCATACTTGCTTTGGGTCATGAATTAGGCAAAAGTATGGAAGAAGTCTTGGGTATGACTCAAGAAGAATTTTATTATTGGTTGGCATATTTTAAAGTAAAGGCAGATAGAGAAAAACTTAGATATGGCAGAACAGCAACTAAACATAAAACTTAATGTCATTGACAATGCTACTCAGGCTTTTAAATCTGTTAAAGATACAATATTTAATTTACGAACAGCACTTTTGGGTATTGGTGCTGGTAGTGTTGTTAAAAGCATTCTAAATGTTGGCAGCCAAGCACAACAATTAAGAAATCAATTTTTATTATTAGCACCATCAATAGAAGAAGGTAAAAGAGCATTTGAAGAATTACAAAAATTTACAGCACAAAGTCCATTACAATCAGATAGCATAGAAAGAGCATCTGAAATTGTTTTTGCATTTTCTAAAAATAGCAAAGAACTAACTGACAATCTTTTTGCAATTCAAAACGCTGCAATTACTTTAGGATTAGACATTGAAACAGTTGCTAGAGAGTTTTCATCATTATCAAGAACTGGAATAGAAGGCGCAAGAGAATTAAAAAGAAGAAACCTAGAATCATTCTTAGGATTGCAAGAAGGAGTTAAATTATCATCTCAAGAAATAACTAGATTATTCTTACAAACATTTGGTAGAGGTGGAACATTTGAATCTGCTTCTGATTCATTTGCTAATACTTTTGCTGGCGCTACAAATAAATTTAGAAACTCATTAAAGCAAGTTCAAGAATCAATAGCACAAGCTGGCTTATTAGATTTCTTTACTGATTTAGTTAATGTATTTTCTGATTTAATAAGAAACAACCCTGAACAATTAGGTAAGTTTGTTAAAGAATTTACATTTGGATTAATAGAAGGAATAAAAGCATTTGCTTCATTCACATCATCATTAATAGAATTATTAAAAGAACCTTTTAATGTTTTAGTAATGTCTATCAAAGGTATAAATGATTTATTAAATTTATTTCCTGATGTTGTTAAAGAAATAGGAATTATAGGATTTTTCTTACTTGGTAAAAAAGGGAAAGCAATAGCATTAGCAATAGGATTTATTATAAAAGCTGTTGAAGATGCTGTAACTAGCTTAGGATTAAAAAGCGGAGAAGTAACAAATTCTTTTGAATCTCAAAAAGACAATTTGATTTTACAATTTGATTTATACAAAGCATTAGAAGAAAAAGCCAAATCAAGAGCAGACGCAGAAAAAAGAAACGAAGAAAATATAGCTAAATCAAAAAACAATGCTGCTGAAACTTTATCTATTTTTAGAAGATTAGTTTCTACCTTGAGCCAATTAAACGATAGAACATTAGAACAAATAGATTCTGTTGCTACTTTTGCTAATATCGCTAATCAAGGTATTTCAGATTTTTCAAGAAGTATAGCTGAAATTATAGTGTTGGGTAAAAATTTAAGTGGAACATTTAGAGAATTTTTGCAAGGTATTTTAGTTAAGATTCTTGCTTCAACAATAGATTATCTTGTTAGATTATATATCATTCAACCTTTATTAGATAAAATATTAGGAACTGAAAGAGATAGAACAAAAGAACAAAGCAAACAAACAGTTCAACTATTAGAAAATCTAGGAATTAATTATTTAGATTTAGATATTCACAGACAAAAGATTGAAGCTATGAGAGAACAAAATAGCTTATTACAATCTCAACTAGTTTTAGAAAATGGAATAGCTGGGGCTAGAGCAGCACAAGCACAATATGGTAGCGGTGGTGGTGGTAGTGGTGGATTTGACTTGGGAACTATACTTAATATTGGTTCTAGTATATTTGGTTTTGCAGAAGGTGGAAATATGAATGCTGGACAACCTTATGTTGTTGGAGAAAGAGGTAGAGAATTATTTATTCCTTCAACTAATGGAACTATGATTCCAAATCAAGATATTGCAGGTGGAACAAATATTAATTTCACAATTAATGCAACTGATGTTAAAGGTGTTAAAGAATTGTTATTAAATAATAGAGCAACAATAACAAACATAGTTAATCAAGCATTAAATGCTAAAGGAAAGTCTAATTTAATATGAGTGGCACATTCCCATCAACACCAACTCCAAGAGATGTAGTTATTCGCTCTCAACAAAATACTATTGTATCAACTACTGCATCAGGCAGAAGACAAGCAAGACAAATAGATGGTCAAAGATTTACATTAACACTAAGATTCCCAGTTATGACTAGAGCAGAATTTGCACCTATACTAGCTTTCATAATGAAACAAAGAAGCCAACTAGAATCATTTACTTACACTCCACCAACTATGGAAGATACTAGAGGTTCTGCTTCAACTGTTATTTCAGTTAATGGCTCTCACTCTGCCGGAGATACTACTATTGATGTAGATGGTATGGGAAATAATTTAACTGGCGTTTTAAAAGCAGGAGACTTTATTAGATTTACTGGTCAGAATAAAGTTTATATGGTTATAGAAGATTTAAGTTCAAATGGCTCAGGCGCAGGAACAATTACTATTGAACCACCATTAAGAAGCAGTCTTTCAGATAATACAGTTTTAATTTATAACAATGTTGATTTCACAGTAGGATTAACAAGCGATATTCAAGAATTTAATATTGGAACATCTTTATATTATCAGTACGAAGTTGATTTAGTTGAGGTACTATAATGACAAGAAGTTTAAATGCTTCATTAATATCAGAGTTAGCAACTAATAAACTTAATCCAGTAGAATTAGTTTATTTAGGCGTATCAACTGGAACTTATTACACAGACCATTATAAAGATTTAACTTATGATGGAAATACTTACACATCTTCATCATTATTTCTTGGCGCTTCTGAAGCAAATGAAAGTTCTGAAATAGGAGTTAATAATTTAGTTCTTAAATTTTCTGGCGCTGACCAAACAATCATATCTTTATTTCTTAACAATGATTACATGGACAAAAGAGCTTGGGTATATAGAGGGTTCTTAGATGAGAACCAAGCATTAATTAATTATCCATTTCTTTTATTTGATGGAAGAATTGAAAATTTTAATGTTGAAGAAGATGATAATAGTTCAACAGTTTCAATAAGCGTTGCTTCGCATTGGGCAGATTTTGAAAAACAAAAGGGAAGAAAAACAAATACTGGTTCGCAGAAATTACATTTTCCTACTGATGTAGGATTTGATTATGCGTCTCAAGCAATTCAGGATATTAAATGGGGCAGAGCCTAATGGACTTATACAAAATTATTCATCTATATAGGCAATTCAAAAAGTACGATAAATATTCTTATAAATATTTAGTAGAAGAAAATACTCCTGCAATTAACTTAGACCAATATCAATTATTCTACAAAGACAGAGATGTAGTAGGATTTGTTAATTGGGCTTTTCTTACAGATGCAGTTGAGCAAAGATATATAGTAACTGGAAAATTAAAGAAGAATGAATGGAATTGCGGAGATAATATTTGGATTATTAATTGTGTAGCAAAATCAAATTTTAAAGAAATATATAAGTGGTGCAAAGATTATTTTACTAGTATCACAGAAGAAAATGAAAAAGTAAGATGGTTGAGAACAGATAACATTAATCATATTTACAAAACTTTTAAAACTCAACATAAGGTTTCACAAATAAATGGCTAAAGGTATTCTAGCACAAGTCGCAGTAGCAGTAGTAACAACAGCTATAAGCTATGCAATAAGACCAAAACCAAAACCACCTAATCTTCCTAGTCAGCAATATGAAACTGCTCAAGGAGTATTGGTTAATAAATCTTCTAACAATGAGAATATTCCAGTTGTTTATGGAAGAAGGCAAGTTGGTATTCAAAAGGTATTTGTAGAATCTTCAGGAACAAATAATAACTATCTTTATTTAGCCGGAGTTCTTTGTGAAGGAAATATTGAATCTATTGATGAGATTTATGTTAATGATAAATTAGTAACTTGGTCAGGCTCATTAACAGACCAAACAGTAAGAACAGTTAATAGTTCAGATACTAATTACTATAAAGATGGCGCAAGTCTTATATCAGTTCAATCTTTTTTTGGTTTAGATAATCAACCAGTTTCAACATTATTAGATGAATCTACTAATTGGGGTAGCAATCATAAATTATCAGGTGTTGCTTATTTAGCTTTTAAATTTACTTGGAATCAAGACGCTTTTACTGGCGGTATTCCTGATATTAAAGTTACTTTAAAAGGAAGAAAAGTTTATGACCCAAGATTAGATTCTACTAAAGGTGGCTCAGGCTCGCATAGACAAGATGATTCAACTACTTGGGCTTATTCTGATAATCCTTCTCTTTGCTTATTAGATTATATTAGGAACGCTAGATTTGGAAAAGGTTTGCCAAATTCTGCATTTGAAACAAATTATGATTCATTTAAGACTGCTGCTAATACTTGTGAAACTCAAGTAACTCCTTATACAAGCGGTTCAGATATAGATTTATTCACAACAAATATAGTCTTAGATACAAACGAAAAGCTATTAGAAAATGTAAGAGAATTATTAAACCCAATGCGAGGTATCTTCACTTATACTTCTGGCGTTTATAAATTATTAGTTGAAGGAACTGGTAGTTCTGTAATGACCATTGATAAAGATAAAATCATTGGCGGCATAAAAATTTATGGAGAAAAAAAGAATTATAAATATAACAGAGTCTTAGGTACTTTTGTTAATCCTGATAAAAACTGGCAAGAAGATACAGTGTCATTTCCACCTGCTGATGATTCTGGTTTAGATGTAGCTGACCAATATGCAACAATGCTTGCTGAAGATAATGGAACTAATTTAGAAGGAAATTTTGATTTTAAAGGAATAACAAATCCTTATACAGCAGAAGAAATGTGTGAAGTATTATTAAGACGCAGCAGAAATGCTTTAGGCGTAGATTTAATGATAACTTCTGAAGGATTAAATTTATCTATTGGAGATATTGTTGAACTGACTTATTCTACTGGTGGATTTTCTGCTAAGCCATTTAGAGTTTATGGATTAAGCATAAATACTGATTCAACAGTTAATCTTCAATTAATAGAACACCAAAATTCATTTTATTCGTGGGCTAGCAAGGCTGCTGCGCCAGTTATTGCAGATACAACTTTACCTAATCCAACCACAGTTCAAGCGCCAGCTTCACTTACTTTAGATGACCAATTAATTGAATACTCAGATGGAGTTGTTATCACAGCTTTAGATATAACAATTGGTGCTTCTCCTGATTCTTTTGTAGATTATTACCAAGTTGAATATAAATTAAGCACAGAAACAGATTATCTTATATCTGGTCAGGTTACAGGATTATTCCATAGAATACTAAATGTAAAAGATGGATTTACTTATAATGTGAGAGTAAAAGCATTTAATACTTTAGGAGTTGGTTCTACATATACCTCAGCATCAAGAACTATTGTTGGTGGAATTGCACCACCTTCTGATGTAACAGATTTCTCTTGTAACATTATTGGTGGAGATGCACATTTATCTTGGCAACAAATTAGTGATTTAGATTTAGCACATTATCAAATTAGATATTCTACATTAACAACAGGTGCTTCTTGGGGTAACTCAGTTTCTTTAGTTGAAAAAGTTGCAAGACCAGCTACTTCAGTAACAGTTCCAGCAAGAGTAGGTTCATATCTTATAAAAGCAGTAGATAAAAATGGTAACTATTCTTCTAATGAAACAATCATTGAAACAAATGTATTAGCAATAGGAAATTACAATGCTGTTGCTAGTCAAACAGAATCTCCTGCATTCTCAGGAACTAAAACTAATGTAATAGTTTCTGATGGAACATTAAGATTAGATTCATCAGAACTTTTTGATTCTGCAATAGGAAACTTTGATGATGCTACTTCATTCTTTGATTCTGGTGTAACTGCTTATGACTTATATTCTGAAGGAACTTATTTATTCTCAGCACCAATAGATATAGGTGGAGTTTATACTTCAAGAGTAACTGCTTCTATTACACAAACATCAGATAACTTAGATGATTTATTTGATTCAAGAACTGGAGATTTTGATGACGCACAATCTAACTTTGATGGTGATACTCCAGCTAATTGTAATGCTCATATTGAGATTGCTTTATCAAATGACAATATAACTTATACTACATTTAGAAACTTTGTTGTTGGCGATTACACAGCTAGATATTATAAATTTAGAGTAACATTGAGGTCTTTTGATTTATCATCTACTCCAGTTATTAGTGCTTTATCAGTAAGTATAGATATGCCAGACAGAATATTTAGTGGAAATGATATAACTTCAGGAACAGGAACTTATACTGTTACATTTACTTTGCCTTTTTATTCAAATTCTTATGCAGTAGGAATAACAGCACAAGGTATGAACACAGGAGATTACTTTACAATTTCAAATAAAACTGTTAATGGTTTTGATGTTGCTTTTAAAAATAGTAGCAATAGTGGAGTATCAAAAGTTTTTGATTATTTAAGCAAAGGATATTAGATGGCACAACATAGTGATTATAACATAGCAAATCAGGGTTTCCCTGCATTTAGAACAGATTTAAACAACGTACTATCAGCAATCAATACATTAAACTCAGGAACATCAAGACCAGCTTCAGCAGTTGCAAATTCTCTTTGGTTAGATACAACAACTTCTACTGCACCTACTTTAAAATATTATGATGGTGCTGATGACATATCACTAGCAACTATTGACCATGTCGCTAATACAGTAAACTGGTTAGATTCTACAGTATCAATTACTGGTCTAGCAACAACTGCAACAGGAACAGTTTTAACACTTACAGACACTCACCTTAATTCTACAGTTTCAATTAGACTTCCAACAGCAACAGCAATCGCAGATGATTCAGGAAATGAATATATTAAATTCGTAAAGACAGCATCAGCAGTTAATGAAATAACAATTACAAATTCTGCTACTGGAAACTCTCCTGATTTATCTGCAACAGGTGGAGATACAAACATTGGATTAAGCATAACTACAAAAGGTACTGGATTAATTAAATTTAATGATGGTGCTTATTTCCCAGAAGCTACACTTACAGATGGTGCAACTATTGATTGGGACGTTGGTTCATCTCCAGTTGCTAAAGTAACTCTTGGTGGAAATAGAACTTTATCTGCACCTACAAATGGATTAACTGGACAATTCGTATCATTACTTGTTATTCAAGATGGTACAGGTTCAAGAACATTAACTTGGAACTCAGCTTATGAATTTACTGGCGATTCTGCACCAACACTAACTACAACTGCTTCTAAAGCTGATGTATTTGTATTTAGATATAATGGAACTGTGTGGCACGAAATGGGTAGAAACCTTAACCTTAGCATATCATAATGTACGCACTAATAATTAATAACGAAATAGCAAAAGTATTTTCAAATCCTGAACCATTTGAATTAAATGGTAATAAGTATTCTTCACAGATATTTACCCTTTGGTCTAAAGAAGAAAAGAACGCAATAGGTATTTATGAGATTGAAACAGATTCTACTAATTTAAAAGATGAATCTTACTACAATAACACTAATGAAATATTTGAATTTAAAAAAGGTAAAGCAATTAGAAAATGGGGAACTGCAACTCCTAAACAATTAGAAGATGTTAATGCTACTGATGAAGATGGAGAACCAGTAATTCAAGATGGCAAACAAGTAGTTATTAAAGGTTTAAAATCTCAAAAAATACAAATCGTAAAACAACAAACTGCTGGACTATTACAATCAACTGATTGGTATGTAACTAGAAAAGCTGATACTGGAACTGCTATACCACAAGCAATACAAGATTTTAGAAATCAAGTAAGAGAAGTTAGCAATCAACAAGAAACACAAATAAATGCTTGTACTACTGTAGAACAACTGAAGGCATTGTATGAGTATGTAAATACAGGCACAGAACAATCTCCAATCTACATTAGACCCTTAGCAGAATTTCCAAAGGTAGCTTAAATGCCATTTGTTATATTACCAACAAATAGTGCTTCTGGTGGCTATGAGATAACAAACTCATTAAGATTTAATGAAGCTAGTGATGATAAATTAACAAGAAACATAACAGGAGTAAACACAACTCAATTAACTTTAAGTTTTTGGACTAAAAGAACATCTGGTGCTAGTTCAGATAACTATGTGTTATTCACTTCTGAAAATAATTCTGGTCAATATCTTTTTATTGATTTTGGCACACCATATATGGGAGTGCAAATTGGTGGTACTTCAAATAGAAGAATAACTAATAGAGTATTCAGAGACCATTCAGCTTGGTATCATATTGTTATAACTTTTGACACTACACAAGCAACTGCTTCTGATAGAATAAAAATATATATTAATGGAGTTCAAGAAACATCTTTTAGCACAAGCACTACTGGAATGTCTCAAAACTCAAATTTACCAACAATTAGTTCTACATTAAATTACGCAATAGGAGATTATTATGGTCAAACAGGTTTTGGCTATGATGGTTATTTAGCAGAATTTTATGCTATTTATGGTCAAGCATTAACACCATCATCATTCGGCGAAACAGACGAAGATACAGGAATATGGAAACCAAAAGCATATACTGGTACTTATGGAACTAATGGCTTCTACCTGCAATTTAAAAACTCATCATCTCTTGGTACAGATTCATCAGGTAATGGAAACAATTTTACAGTAAACAATCTAACATCTATTGACCAGACTACTGATACCCCTACTAATAATTTTGCTACAATGAATCCTTTAACATCTTATGGTACAGTTACTTTGGCAGAAGGTAATCTTCAAGTTAATGTTCCAAACAATACAGCCAATTCAACATCTACATTTATGGTATCTTCAGGCAAATGGTATTGGGAAGTAAAACCAACAGTAGGAACATTAGCTATGGTTGGAATAAGACCAGAAGGAATGAACTATAATCAAAATAGTCTTTTTAATTTAACTGGAGATTATCAAGGATATTATTATTATGGAGATAGTGGTAACATAAGACCAGCAAATACAGCTTATGGAAATACTTTTGGAGTAAATGATATTATTGGTGTTGCTTTAGATTTAGATAATAACAAATTATATTTTTCTAAAAATGGCACATTTCAAAATTCAGGAGTACCAACTTCTGGTGCTACTGGAACTGGTGCTGTAAGTATTGCAACATCTGGTTTAACTTGGGGATTTTCTTTTACTTCAGGTGGTAATTCTGACACAATACAATGTAACTTCGGCAACCCACCATACTCAGCTAATAGCTATCAAGATGCAAATGGGTTCGGAAATTTTTCATACAGTGTTCCTTCTGGTTTTTACAGTTTATGCACAAAGAATTTGAGTTTATACGGATAATCTATGGAAACAATTAACAACAAATATAAAGTTTGGCACGATAACATAATAACAAAAGCCAAGAACAGAGCATTAACCTGCTATACTGAAAAACATCACATACTACCTAAATGTCTTGGTGGTTCAAACAATGAAGATAACTTAGTAAGATTAACAGCTAAAGAGCATTTCATAGTACACATGTTGTTATGCAAGTTTACTGAAGGAAGAAATAGGCATTTAGTATTAGTTGCATTTGAAGGAATGTGCAGATTAAAAAGCGATAAAAGAAATTATAAAATTACATCTAGAGTATCTGCAAAGCTAAGAGAAGAATCTAGAGAGCATAGCCATATGAAAACTGACAAATATAAACAAATGTTTTCAAAAAGAATGTTAGGAAACACAATTACATTAGGTTTTAAACATAAAGAAGAAACTAAAAACAAAATAGCTGAAAGAATGAAAGGCAATAAGAATACTTTAGGAATGATTTTTATTAATAAAGATGGTAAAAATAAAGTTGTAAAACCAGAACTTGTAGATAATTATTTAAAACAGGGTTATCAACTTGGTAAAGACAGAGGTTATATAACTGAAGAATACAGAAAACTGCAAGGTAGATTAACAAAGGAAAGATATAAAAAGGTAGCATAATGGCTTACACACCAATAGAC